TTCAGGATGATTAAATGTAATATGGGAACGATCTAATAAAGGTTCTATATTTGGTTCATCCTTTAATACTTTATTTTTATCATCTAATATACCTAAAGGCCATGTATGATCATTACCACCTATGATTAGTATAAATTTTTTAGTTAATGTAGGTAATACTTCATCTACAAATTTAATATGACTTTTATAATTATCAGGAATTAAATATACCGTTTTTGGATCTTTTCTATTAGGTCTTAAATGTGTCCAATCACATTTTTTACTAACCCCCATATCTTGGAAATAAACTTCACGTGAAGTATGAAAATGTAAATCAAATCCACTACATCTTTGATTATATGAATCTATTTTTTTTTGTTTTATTTCTTTTACTTTTTGCTGAAATGTTAATAATGATGAAAGGTTTTTAACGGGCATTTATATATATATATAATCTATATATTATTTTTATATTTAGATTATATATATAAATGGTTCATTCAGAATGTATAACTTTTGTAAAATGGGGAAAAAAAATATTAGAAAACTTTTTTAAAAATAAAAAAGTTTTAGATGTTGGAAGTGGTGATATAAATGGAAATAATAGATATTTATTTGAAAATTGTATATACACGGGGAATGATGTCATACAAGCAAAAAATGTAGATGTAGTCAGTAAAACAAAAGATTTAAAATTTGAAAATAATACTTTTGATACTATAATATCTACAGAATGCTTTGAACATGATCCTGAATATAAACAATCTATACTTAAAATTTATGATATGCTTAAACCAGATGGTCTATTTATTTTTACTTGTGCTTCACTTGGTAGGGGGGAACACGGAACAAGAAGAACATCACCAACTGCTTCATGGGGAACAATTGGAAAATTAGAAGATATGGAAGATTACTATAAAAATTTAGATATTAAAGATATCAATGATGTATTAGATTTAAATAAATCATTTTCTTCATGGGATTCATATTATAATTATAAGTCTAAAGACTTGTATTTTATAGGTATTAAAAAAGGTGTATCAAAAGTAAAAATTACTGAATATTTTGATGACACTACCACATTCAGCACAAAACATAACGTAAAGTAATAGTCTTCTACTAATTGTAGATGTTTTGGAAATTTACGATTTTTTAAAAATAAGTATTAAAGAATATATTTGAAAAGTCGTAATTTTCCAAGTATATGTAAATGGTATAAATTCAATTTATGATTTTATAACATTTAGGTGTTAAGGTATTTCCTTTATATAGAAAAATCTTTAGTTTTTAATTTAAAGAATTTTAATATAAAGACAAAAATATTTATATATTATAAAGTATATATAAAATGTCTTGTATAGTAATGAATCAACGTTTTTTAATTGGCAAGGGATCACAAGATCAATGTATTACAGTAAGAAAAGATGACGAAATCATGGTCAAATGTATTTATAGAAATAAAGAACATTCATGGGCAAACATCAAACCCGAAACATTCATAGAAATGACAAAAACTGAATCAAACAATCAACTTCAAGAAATTATCCACCAATTTCCAGTCAAAGTCTATTTTGATATTGATGGAACTAAACCAGAAGAATGTAATCTTGATATTATCAAACCTATTATCAACAAACATTTCAACAATCCAAAGATGGCAATCGCTGGATATGAATCAGAAACTAAAAATTCTTATCATATTGTATTACCTGACTTACTAATCAAGGATTACAATGACTTACTTAATATGAAAAAATTAGTAAATAAAATCAAAGAAGAAGAAAACAAATATTTTGACGCTTCTGTTTATTCACGTAATCGTGCTATGAAATGCGTCAATCAATCTAAACCAAACAAACCTGTTTCTAAAATCATTGAAGACAACACATACGAAAATCACTTTATTACTTGTGCCATCAAAGAAGATGCTAAACCTTTTTACTTTGACATTGATTATGATACCAACAAAATCAATGTATCTAAACTACCTAAAGCAACAAAAGAACTAAAAGAAGCAGTCCAAAACAAATTCAAAACTTTCAAACCTATTGACCACGACAATGCCTTAAAATTACTAAACTTAATGCCTATTGATGCTGATTTACATCACGATTATTGCTGGAAGTTCTGTAATTTTGCTTTTCACAATGGTTTATCATTTGAAGAATTCTGGACATGGAACAAACAAAAGAAAGATAGTGCCGAACGTCGCAACAGATTTACATCTTATTGGAACAACATGAAAGATGATGTCAAATTATGTAAGTCTTGGGCAAGAAAGGTATTATCTGTATATTATCCTAATATTCACGTATTAGAAGATGTAAGAACTAAATCTTTTATGGATTCTTTCAATTTAGTATCTGTTGATATACCTGTAAAAGTTATGCCTAACTATGAAACTGCTGACATCAGAAACAATCACTTTACAACTGCTGAAAAAGTCGCAATATTCAACATTGGTATGGGTGGCGGTAAGACTGGTGCTACTGTAAAATACCTAAAAGAATCTAAAAAAACATTTGTATGGTTATCTGTTCGTCAAGCATTGGCAATGAACACAAACCAAAGATTCATCACTGACAAGTTAGATGTCTATAATTATTTAGATGACGGCAACACCGAAAAGAAAAGCGAAAATATCAACAAGGCAAAGTCATTACTTATTTCATGTGAATCATTACACTACTTAAAAAATACTAAAAAGTTTGATGTATTAGTCATTGACGAAATTGAAAGTCTTCTTAACTGCTGGGATAGTATCACACACGGTAAGAATTTAGAAGACAATTTTTACAACTTCAAGGCATTATTTGAACACTGTAAAAAAGTTGTATTATTAGATGCCTTTACAACATCTAAAACTATTGATTTCTTAAAATCATTAGGTATCAACGACATTATCACATATTCATGCCAATACAAAAAGCAACCAAGACGCTTAATTGAAAACGAAAACTTTGATGACATCTTAAACAAGATCGTAAAAGATGTAAATGAAAAGAAAAAGATATTTGTATTCTATCCATTCTTAAATGATGGCGATGATGGTCGTATGGGTATCAAGTCATTAGAATGTGCTATACTAAAAAAAGCAGATGTAAAACCTAATATCATCACTTATATGTCTGTAGCATCTGACAAGGTCAAGAAGACATTATACGATGTAAAAAATACTTGGGCAGATGCTGATGTCATCTTAACTACATCATCAATTACTGTCGGTGTAAATTATGAAGGTTCTGATTTTGACAAAGTATATTTACTTACATCTGGAATGTGTAATTTAGCACGTGATTTGATCCAAGTATCATTACGTATCAGATGCCCACGTAAATCAGATATTGAAATGTTCTTTTTTGACAAGAATACAAACTTTGTATATAAATACAATGATTTATACAAAAATAAAACTGACTTAATTTACAATACCTTAATAGATGGTTTAGTTGTAGAAAAACTTGCTGACTTTACAGCATCTTTTTTCAAGTATGCGGATCTATCAGGATTCATTCGTTCAGGTATCAAAGCAACAAAACAATCAAAAGTTCAGACCAGTTTTGATGTCGCTGAAAAGTCAGACAAGAAACCTGTAAAGGTTATTATGGCATACGAAGACATAGATGTAATAGATGAAATTACATGCCGTAAAATTGAACTTGAAAAGATTTGGGTATCAGATGCTACAATGGAAGAAAAATTCCAAGTCAAAAAGTTCTATTTTGACAGAAGATTCAAAAAATTATCAAAAGAAGAACGTGAATTCATCTGGAACAATAGATTAGATCAACAATTCAAAAACTTATATGATCCTTTGATCAAAATGATTGAAACAGACAACAAATGCGGTATTGTAGATGTAGATTTCAAAAATTTAGTTGTATCTGATACTACAAGAAACTACATTAAGACTACTTACACCGATTTCAAGGTCAAAAATGAAAAGACCCAAATCTTAAAACTAATCAACCACAATATTTCAGGATTCAAAAGTCCATCAGGTTCTAATGATGTAGTTGTTGATGAAGAAATCAGACATTTATTTGACATTGGTGTAAAATACAAGATTGAAGAAAATTGGTTTGTAGATGAATAATTATTTTATATTTTAATATATGGAAGGATATATTAAAATTTCAGAAAATGATTTAAAAATTATTAATCATAATGAAGATATGACATTTATAAAATATTTCAATATTGATCATATTCGTGAAAGATTTCAAAATGCTAAACCGTTTTCATTTGTAATTATTGACAATTTTTTAAGACCAGAATATGCTAATATGTTATATAAACATTTTCCAAAAATAGATGATACTTGGCATAAGTATGATAATCCTATAGAAAAAAAGTATGCTTTTGACGATTTAAAAAATATGCCATATTCATACCAACATTTTTTCTATTATTTAAATTCTGAAAATTTTATGAAATATTTACGTAAAATGGTAGGAATTGAAAATTTAGAATTTGATCCATATCTACATGGTGCTGGAATTCATGGTATGCCTAATGATGGTAGATTACATATACATTTAGATTATGAAAGGCATCCATTTTCAGGAAAAGAAAGAAGACTAAATTTAATTTATTTTTTAAATAATGATTGGAAACCTGAATATGGTGGTAATTTAGAATTTTGGGATGATAATGTTGAAAATAAAATAGTTAGTATTGAACCAGTATTTAATCGTGCCGTATTTTTTAAAACAAATGATATTTCATGGCATGGTGTGCCTGATGTAATTAAATGCCCTGAAAATATCATTAGAAAATCAATTGCGTGTTATTGGGTTTCAGACATCAATAATAATAAAGAACATTATAGATCTAAAGCAAAATTCATGAAAAGACCTTGGGAAGACGATAGTTTAGATGAATTATATAAAATAAGATCAGAACGTCGCTTAACTAAAGAAGATTTATTATTATTATAAAATCCTTTATATTAAAATATTTAGTTTTATATTTTAATTTAAAGAAATAATATTATATAATTATATAGTATATACACAAATGGAAAATATGGAAGATTTAACATTCATGGAACAATTACAAGCATTTAAAAATGAACCTAACTTTAATATCAATAATATAACACAACAAAACGTAGCAGATTTAGATGTAATCATTAATGAAAAATTATGGAATAAAACACATGATAGAAAGAAGTATGACCAAGACTATAACAAAGTATATTATCAAAAACGCAAGGAAGCGACGGAAACTATCATTTGTGGTGTATGTATGGGTAAATACAATAAATATACCAAGGAAAAGCATGAAGGAACTAAAAGACATTTATATGTAGTGAATCTAAAAAAATAATATATTCTAAATGTAATATATGACAAGTTTATTTAAGATATCTGAACATTTTGAAAAAGAAATATTCTTTATTAGAAAACCTACCTTTACCAGTGTTTCAAAATATTATAAAGCAAATTCTGTAGTAGGATATAATAAAAAATCATTTCCTGAATATGACGTAATAAAAGAAGATAGAAATGGTAATAAATTATTTATAGAAGTTAAGACACAGATATACCCAACCATAGAAATGTGTGAAATTAATAAAGGTATGAATATACAAAGACCATCTGGATTTAGTCAATGTTTGGCAGATGTATATTATTTTTTTAAAGTATCAGAAAAAAATGATATTATTGTAAATATGATTGATAATGATCAAAGTATTACATATGATTTATATGTAGTATCAAAAGATGAATTAATTGACTTCATGGATGAAGATATAAAAAATACTGATTTAATGGAAATGAAAGGAAAAGAAATGATTGATACAGCAGAAAAACAGGAAAAATTAGATAAAAAAAAACCAGATTATCAAACTAAATATGATGAATTAGAAAAAGAATATTATAAATATGATGAAGAATATAAAGATCTTGAAGATAAATTATATTTTACTAATTTTAAAAAATTAAATCCTAACTATCCTAATAAATCAGGAATATATACAGATAATACTGGTTTTGGTATAAATTTAAGAATAGATAAATTTGATTTACACAAAATACTTACTAATCAACAGTCAGTAATAAAATCAATTAAAGATGGTTTAATACCAGTTAAGACTATTATAAAAGGTAATATTATAACAGGACCAGATCAAAAACAATTAGGTCAATATATACAACCAATAGGAAAAATAATAGATCCTAATATACCTAATGAAGTTGAAAAATGGATGCCTAACAATATTGATAATGATATACAAAATCTTGATATAGAAGTAGATGAATATAAAATACCTAAAGGTTATGGTGCTGGTTATGATAGTGATAGTTCAAGTGATTCTGGAAGTTCTTCAGATTCTGATACAGGACTTCAATTATTAAAATTTATTTCTAAAAAATAATTTAGATTATATATATATATAATCTAAATGGAACATCTTGTAGAATTACCCGAAAGACAAAATCAAAATGTAGAAGAAAAGAAAGTAGTAATTAATGAAGAAAAAAATCAGGTGATCGGACCACCTTCTGGACAATCAGAAAAGATAGATTTATCAGCAAAATATAGATTTCTTGTATTGGATACATTAACTGAATCAGTAGTTGGACTTTATAAAAGTAATAATGTTGCTGTAAATGTCATCATAAAATTAGTAAAAAAAGATTTAGAAACAATAGTCCAAGAACACAGAATAAGAATTTTAAACGGTGAAAGCATTGAAGAAAATCGTATTTCTTTATCAATAATTAAACAAGCATTATATCAAATGAAAACAATTGAACAATCTAAAATGACCCATATGATAATTGGTGAAAGATCTGTAAATAGATATAAAATTATAATGGTTGAAGATGGCGAACGTGATATATCAGAAGTAGATTTAATTAATTATTAATTTATATTATTATATTATAGAATGGAAATTTGGGAAAAAAAATATTTGGTTAGATTAATAAGCGAAATAACCAGCAAAAAAATACTATTGAAGATATACCAGATTATTTTAAATGAAAAAATTAAACATACAAGGAATAATAATGGTATATTTATTGATTTAAATGCCATAGAACCAGAAAAATTAGAAATTTTAAAAACTTATTTATATTCTATTAATATATGAATAAAAATATTAAAGAAATTAAGGCATCACCAATCAGTGATAGTTTGATAAAACAATATCTTCCTGACACCAAAATTGTAATGTATAACGAATTACCTAAATACAAAAATATAGAAGAATTATTACCAACTGAAAAAAGTCATTTTGTATTAATGTATCAAGATAGTCCAAGCACTGGTCATTGGGTTGGTGTTTTAAGACAAGGAAACACCATAGAAATGTTTGATTCATACGGAAACTATCCAGATAAAGATTTAAATTGGGTAGATGAAAAAACACGTAATAAAATT